TTATTTTCGACTACTTTTAGATGTTTGTTTAGTTATTTTATTGTCTTTTATTTTATTTATTTTTAATAAAATCAGAGATTGTAACAATGCCCAGATTATCATATTAACAATTAGCGTAAATAGTGCCAAGATCGCTACTAGTAGTAATCTTTGACCTAGAGTGTAGTTTATTAGACTGATTATCCCTGCTATAATTAATGAAACACAAGCTATTAAAGCGTAAGTTTGCTGTAGTTTTTGTCTTTCAGTTGTTTTTGTATTCCATTCAACTAAAATTTTCTTTATTGAATCATTCATATTTTTATAATAACATGTTTTTTACAAATAGTCAATAATAAGTATTATGCCGTTGACCAGTTTATTATAATTTGCTAAAATTACATAGAGTTGTTGCTCATTTGATTAAAGCATAGCTGTATGCCGCTTTAGCTCAGTTGGTCAGAGCGACGGTTTTGTAAACTACCCGCCTTTATGGCGGTTCTTTTTTTATCTACACCACATCTGTGGTGTTTTTTAATTTCCACGAGGTTATCAAATGCGTATCTGATAGCCTCGTGCAGAATTAACAAACTGTGCTATTACGATTATGTAAGCGGCGTTAAAAGTGAATGTACGGCGAAATAAGGATTAGCGCGACAGATTATTTACAATCCAGGCATAATACGAATAAAAGTTAGTATTTTAATAATTTGGTTTATAGGTGAACAGCGCTGAGCGGTTTTTATATCGCTAGTACTTACTTAATTAGCTGGTGTTCGAATCTACCGTTTCAAAAATCCTCTTGATTTTTTATTCGAACGCTCAGCGCTGTTCACTACAGGTCTCCCACGCCTTAAAGTGGGCAGTAAAGCAAAAAACCGCTCAAAAGAGCGGTCACCAAAGCCATTATATCAAATGGCAGATTGTGAGTAAATATGAAAATTAAAGTAAAGCAAATCAGAGCGAGTTATCGTTTTGATTTCTTTGATAGAGAGTGGTATTGCAACCACGACAACCTAGAAGTAATTCAGCCTTGCTGTTTTGGTAGAGAAGCCGAATGGTGCGGCTGTCATGGCGAGACTGAATTCTATTGTCCAAATCCTGATTGTGATGGAATCGAGGATGAGGTAGTAGATTTCTACGCCAGAGAAGAGCTGCGCAAATTATGCTTGGCTTAAATAAGATAAAAAAGGAGAAAACAATGAAAAAACTTAATATTGAAACTATCAAAACTATCATCATTACGATTTTAATTACTGCAATCGTCGCTTTTATCGGCGGTATGCAATACCAAAAGCGTCAGACTGAACAAGTCAAAACTGAAGCGGCGACAATCGTTAAAAATGTGAAAGTTGAAGTGTCAAAACAGTAGCGACGGGAAAGCGGCAACCGTCGCTAGAGCAAACTGCCGCAAAGGTTGAAGCCTCGCCTGCACCTCAAAAACCTGCTGTGGAGGCAGCGAGTGCAGGCGGCTGCGAAAGGTTTCAACCTTTACTTGAGAAATATGATTGGGACGTGAGAATTATGAAAGCGATCATGCAAGCTGAAAGTTCTTGCAATGAAAACGCTACTGGCGATACAAGCCTAACATTTACGCAAAATGGTCGAACTTACGGCTATTCAGTATCACTGTTTCAGGTGAGGATCTTACCAGGACGAGAAGCTTGTGATTCGCGCAACCCAGAAATAAATATTGACTGTGCTTATCATGTGTGGAAATCACAAGGATATAAAGCATGGTCGGTTTATACAAATGGTAGATATTTAAGATTTTTATAGAAAGGAGGTGTAGATGAGTGAATTATACAAAGCCTTACAAGAGTTTCGCAAAATAACACCACTGGTGAAAGCCTCAAAAGAAAACCCGTATTTTAAAAGCAAGTACGCAGACTACAATGTTGTAGTTAGTGAGACACGAGAAGATTTAGAGAAATGCGGCTTAATGGTTAAGCAGACGATCAGCCACATTGATACTAAAACGGCTATTAAGACAAAGCTTATTCATCTTGAAAGTGGCGAGATGCTTGAAGATATTGCACCAGTTGAAAGCGCGCCTAACAATCCGCAGACACAAGGCTCAGGTATTACTTACATGAAAAGGTATTCATATATAGCGATGCTTGATTTACTTGTCGACACTGACGATGATGGTAATCTTGAGCGTAAACTCAAAGAAAGAACCGACAAAGAGTCTGCCAACCTAAAAGCTGCTGAAACAGCCTTACGAGCTTGTAAGACTCTAGGTGAACTGAAAGAGAAGTATATTGAGATTCTCAGAGCCAATCCAAAGCTATCGCGTGAACTTGTTGGTGTCAAGGACGAGGTAAAGGCAAAACTAGGAGGTGATAAATGAAAATCCTAGATCTTGAACAGCGAACTCAAGAATGGCTCGATTTTCACGAAGGTAGGATTTCGGGATCATCTGCTAAAGAGTATTCGTCCGTTCGCTATATACCAAAAGCCGAGCTTGTCGAATTCGCTAAGAGTAAAGGTTACGAGTTCCCGAAAAATCTGACAATGGATAATATCCGAGCAATGATGACAGAAGATGAATTAAATGAGCTTTATGCTAATGTTCAGCTTAATGACTCCATTTATAAATTGATTGCTCAACGAATAGCCAAGCCAATCAACCCAAATGATTACGTAGACAGAATGCCTGAAGGAGCTACTTATTCGGCTATGCTGAGAGGTCAGATCCTAGAAGACGAAGCGAGAGAGCTGATTGCTAAAAAACTAGGCAAGCAGATTATCCCCGGTAGGGTTTGGCAATCTGATGTGAATGAATATATAATCTGCTCGCCTGATGGCGAGATCGTCGATGAGACAGATGACGTTTTTGAGGCGGTTGAGATCAAATGCTTGGATAGTTGGAAAGTCGTAAGGGCTTTTTATGAAAAGCATCCACCACTTGATTACGAAGCTCAGATTATTCAGTATTTTTTGGTGAATGAAAACCTGCGGACACTTTATTTCTGTATTTATTCGGACGTGTTCACAAATCCAGAACTAGGGTTGCAGATTTTTGAGTTAAAGCGGGAAGATTATCAAGAAGCAATCGAAATGACAGGTAGAGTGCAAAACGCTACTCTTGAGCTGGTTGAAAAAGAAGTCCAAAAATTAATGTTCTAAGGAAAGGATAAGGGTTATGACGGACGAAGAATTGAAGAATATAACATTAAGCGAGGAAGATTTGAAAGAGTCGACATATTTTACTGAAGGCGTTCATGCCGTAACAATCACTGAGGCAGGTTTTGAGAAAAATCCGAATGGCAAAGTGTTTCTGAATATGAAGGTCGAAGGTGTGAACGGCGAGCAGGGTGAGTCACGATTGTGGTTTACTGGTGCAGCAACACCTTTTTCTGTTGATAAAATCCGCAAGATTTTTGTGCACAACGCCAAAGATGATGACCAGAAGCAGAAAGTTCGCGACTTTTTCAAGAATATGAAAAGTCTGTATGAAATGTCTCAGCTTATTCAGAAGTTACCAGGTAAATCTTGCTGGTATACAGTCGAGAAAACTAAGGAAACTTATGTGGATAATAACGGTGACGAGAAATACCGATATGAGCGTAATATATGGTCATATGAGCCAAAACTAAAAAAGGAAACTGACGAAGTTATTGAGGATATCCCAGAAGAGGTTGACCTGAGCGAAATCCCTTTTTAGGAGGCTAGATGACAAGACGAAAGAAAACCTACTTGTTAGAAACTGATAATGGGTTTGTCATAAAGATAACAAACCCAGATATCAATTTTATGAAGAAATTTAAGTGGGTGTTTACAAAAAATAATTTAATAATAAGGCAAATTGGGCGTGGCAAGTCGAAAACTTATAAAGAAAGCTGATAGAGTTTTCTCGAAGTATATCCGTTTGAGAGATTCTGAGGACGGGTTCTTTATCTGCTGCTCATGTGGTCAAAGAAAGCCTTTTGAGCAGGCTGACGCTGGACATTTCATCAATAGACGATGGATGGCTCTTAGATACGATGAGCGAAATGTTCACGCTCAATGCCGAGCTTGTAATCGATTCGATGAAGGAAATGTGGTTGGATACACGAGATTCATGTTGAAGACTTACGGCGAAGATATCGTTGATTTATTAGAAAGTATGAAGAAGCCGTACAAATGGACCGACGGAGAATTGGAAATTTTAATTAAATATTGGAAGGACAAGTTATGAAACTAATCGTGACAGTTGATTATAAGAATGATAAATCATTTGAATATGTTTCTACAAGCACTAAAAAAGAAAATACGATGACGGAAGTCTGGAAAGGTGTCCAAAAACAGTTAGAAGAAAAAGGTTATAAGATAATCACTCTTTCTGTGGAGGAGTATGAGGAGGAATAATCTCTGTGGACATAACAAACGAGATTAAAGTACCAGTAGAAAAAACCGAACGACCGCATATTGTAGATGTTCACCATTATAGATATCGAGATGGCGAAGGGCGAGAATTCACGGAATATTTCATAAGATTTTCAGACGACTCTGGTTGTTATTTTAGGAAACCTAAAACGGAGATATATGATGAAGCGCTATAAACTGCTTAAAGATTTACCAAACCTTAAAAAAGGCACTATATTGTCGGAAGGTAAGCCAATTTTTGGCATAAGGACACTGATAACTAAAAATAACGATGTAGATACTACTTTCATCGATAGTGAACTTTTTGAAGAGTTCTTTGAGGAAATACAAGAAGAGCCGACAGATAGTATTCATTGGAAACCTAGAATTGGCGATAGATGTTTTATTCTCGAGAACGCTAATATAAGATCAACAACTTATGATGGAATGCTACGTGATTACAATGCTTGGCGCACTGGCAGAGTCTACCGCACCGAAGAGGAGTGCATAAGAGCCCGCGACCGTGAACTAGCTGAAATCAGACTACGCCGAACCTCAACATTCGAGCCAGATTTTGAAAATGGTAGCGGTGGCTGGGCTGTGTGCTGTTACCGCGCAAACAAAGAATTAGACTGCATAAGAATCTATAGATGCGATAGCGGTGAACCTGTACATTACAAAACCAAAGAAGAAGCTGAAAAGTCTATCAAAGAAAACGAGCGAGATTGGAAGATTTATTTTGGAATTGAGGAGGAGAAATGAGAGAATTCAGTATTCCAGTAAAGATAACTCTAGACTGTTATTTATCAGTAAAAGCCAATAATCAAGATGAGGCTTACGAGGTCGCTGATGATACTATGTACTGGGCGTATCAGAATGGTGCGCCAGAGCAACATAAAGATTTATCTATCTTAGATTGCGACATCTCGGTTGATGGTGAGGCTATAGATTTAGATGAGTATAGAGACCCGTCAGATACAGATAAAAGCTAAATGTACCCTACGGGGAAAAGGAAGGAAATATAATGTCAACAACAAGATTTAAGGTCGGTGATAAAGTCAAAGTTCGCGAGGGGCTTGTCGCAGATGAGTATTATGGTGACGTGCGTTGTAGTGGTCTTATGGCAAGAATGGGTGGCGAAGTGCTTACGATTAATCACATTACCAGCAGATATTACGGTGTCAACGAGTATAAATTTTGCTGGTCGGATGAAATGCTAGAGCCTGTTGAGAAAACCTTAGATAGTCTTTGTGTTGGTGACTTTGTTAAAAATTATAATGGCACAAAAAAGGTTTTAGCGAAGCTAGATAGCTGCTATTTATTGAGTAATATTGAAGACTATACCACTGCAAATACGTGGTACACAACTGACGAGCTTGAAAAGACTGGTTATCGCTTTATTGAACCACCCACCCCAGAGCCTACTATCGAAATCGACGGCAAAAATTACAAGAAGGATGATATTGAGAGGGCGATTAAAGACCTAGAGCCAATTGAATAGATAAATACGACCTGACATACGTCAAAAAACTAGGCAAAAATCAATTAAACAAAGGAGATAGCAATGCAAGAATACGCACCATCCAAAGTACCAAGTCTAATCATAGAATCAGACGGAAATTCATGGTTCTGTCATGACAGTACTTTCACAAACGTGCAAGAGGATAAGCGAGTGATGTTTGGTAAAACACCAGCAGAAGCACTCAATTTATTCATTGAGAAGTTTGGCGAGCCGACTGCTGAATAAAGTCTTGACCTGAGCAAGTCTTTAAACTGCTCAATCGGGTACAAATTGTATCCAGTTGAGAACCATTTTGAGGAAATCCTCAAAATGAGATAGAACATTAACATCATACATACACATTAGGTCGCCCACAAGTACCTTGAGCAAAGTATTCTGAGACAACTTGAGTGAGATGGTATCAGCTGTATCCATTCTTGCAAGACTAGCCTCTGTGCTCACAGAGGTGCTGAGACGAGATTGTGGGCAGGCTGACCCAGCCAACGCCAGACCACATGTGATGTGACTTTACGAAACCTAATTCCCTCACATTCGAGGAAATTAAAACTCGGCAAATCATCACCTTATATAGCCAATATGCTCAGGTATGCAAGTGGTTAAAGCAGACAGACTGTAAATCTGTCCCCGTAAGGGTTCGTGGGTTCGAATCCCACCCTGTCCACCAGTTATGCGGTTGAGTTAAGTTAAAAGGAGAATTATATGATAGGACCACTAAGGGCTTTATGGGATGTAGCCCCAACAAGAATGAGATTAGAGTTAGCTCTTAGTGCAATGGTAGAAATACTTAAGACTGCAGAAGCTAATCATATAAAGATTACCTTTGATAATGGTAAGTATGAAATTATACTTAATAAATTGAATTAAACTACACGATTTCGTGTAAATAAAGAAAGGACTATATGGGCTTTAGTATAACAATACAAGTAGATGAAAATTATAGTATGTACCTATCAAACGGCTACGGAGATTTTTCGGTTGGTCCTCTTGATAAACTAGCTCGTAAGTATCGGCACACTGGTACTTACAATGAGGATTCTTTCAAAGTGGAGATAGATAACGTGGATGACCTTGCAGATTCACTAGCCGAAACTCAGCAAATAGCCGAAGAAGCGATTGGTGACAGGGTGTGGAACTTAAAGCCCGATGTGCTGTACAGCCAAGACCCACAGCAGTATATAAGAGAGCAGATACTACATGATGATGGTTGTTATGCTCTAGTCCTGGGTAGAGTATTTGATTATTTATTCAAACAAGATTGCCTGGAATTTGATCATAACACCAAAAGCGGCTACAGGCTTAAAGATGGCAAAAAGATTATTCTAAGAGGTAGCTAAGGAGAACGCAATGACCCCTAAAATCGAATGGTGTAATTGGGTATTTGATTATACAGACAATATAGATACCAATAGGTGGATGGTAAAACGCGATTGTTGCGATGACGAGATATTGCTTATCCGAGGCGACAGCAGAAACTGGAAAGCGTATCAAGCATCGCTAAAGCCGTACCCACAGAGAGGCTATCCTGATTACGGTTCTAGGTGTCCTAACTGCCACAAGTATATAAACTACGTTAATCCATATGACGACGGCGAAACGTGGATGCGGTAACAAAATTAAACTAAACCACCATTTTACTTTAATTTGAAAATTGAAAGTCAAGTAAATTACACGATTTCGTGTAGATAAGGAGGATTATAATGGCATTGAAAAATTATACAACTAGCATATCGGTTGAAAAAACACAGTTACTAGCTCAGGTAAGAGTTTATATCATAGATTTTTGGAAGATGGGCATCTCATGATTGGAAGCGGTAATGTCAATTAAACCACTAATTTTGTGGACATAGAGAAAGGAGATGTCAACATGAACAGGAAACTAGGAGATATTTATGTCCCAAGAGCTATACCAGTTGGTACTAAAATATGGTTTGGCTCAAAAAGATATGGCTATACAGTTAGAGCGTCTAATACAGCGTTTGCAGTTTTGACCAGACCATTCAATATCGAGAAAACAGTATTGTACACAATTATCGACTGGGAACTTGGCATACGTGGTCCTAGTAACCTAATTTGGGGCACTGGTGCAGAGACTGATGAGGAGTGCCTAGAGCTGTTAGACATGCTCACCAGTGGCGAGATCGAAGTGAGCTCGCGGCGCTGTGTCAAATTAGACATTTCAAGAGGAAAAATAGACTTGTAATCGAGACGGAAAGGAGATGTCAATGATTTACGAAGTCAACGTTCGAATAGTTACAGAGGGTAAAGTTTTTGTTGAGGCAGAAACTGAGAATGAAGCTAGGAAGGCTGCCACGAGCGAAGAGGTTGTGTCCAAAGCAGACTTTCCAGACGTAATAGACTATTACGCCGATGAGGTCTATAATGCTGATTCTACTGTTGGCGACCAAGGAGTAGAAGTGATTAAAGCCAAAGACATGTTATGAAATACACAACTCGTACCGATAAGTCATGCAGTCAACAAAAATAACAGAGGTTAGAATGATGGAAAAGAACAATAAATCAACTAACAATCAACAAAAGTCAACCTTCAAAGATGCTATTGTTGCTTTCTTGGTTCTGCTAGTTTTTGCTCTACTACTTGGCTTAAGCTCCAGTATAAGTGGCTATGATTTTGATAAGCAATCTGAATTATCTGCTCGTTGTAAATCGCTTGGCGGAGTGACTAGTGAAACTAAGTGTTTTAAGAATGGGAGGGAAATATGAAATATAGAACCAAACTTAAAATTCTTATGTTCCTAAGTCTGATATGGGCGGGGTCGAGTATATGTCTGTTTATCAATTATGTATTGTTCAACCATTATCTAGGAGAACTGCTCTGTCTAGTTTCATACTTTCTTAGTTTGTGTATTTTCTATTCTATAGAAGCTGAGACAAAGGCTGGTAAAGAAAGGAACAGCAATGACTAATTACATTACAATAGAAGAGTTTATAGATGAAGTGGAGAAGTTGGGACTTACATATAGGAGAGGAGTATTCGACTTATATATCGAAGATAATGACCGCCCAATTGCTAGTATTAATCTTTATCAGCCACTCCAAGTGGACACACGCTATAACAATTTAAATCATAAAAATCCCACACACTTAAGTCTCTATCAACTTATCCATCGCCTTGCCCTTACTCCATTAGATAAGCGTGAAATAGGAGACTCAAAGCACTGGAGAAGATGGAGCAACCTAAAAAAATAGGAAAGGATATTAAATGAAAATTATAGTAGAAAATCCAGCTGAAGAAGCCTTGTTGCGACGTATTAAAGCCTTAAGCGACGAGCTAGTCAATCAAGATAATCGCTCCACTGATATGCCGATGTGGACAATCCTGGATAATAATAAAGCTGGCAAAGACTATGGTGCAGTCATGTATTTTACTGGCAAAGCTGCCGAGCAACATATCAAGGAAAACGACCATCATTACGAGAATCCAACAATATACATTCGTAGCGCTCATGACAACCGAGAATTAAAAGATATTGTTCACTTGCTTATCCTAGCTGGCGGCAATGAAATACCAAGTAATCATTATGGATTTTTGAGATAATGCGTGATATTAATTTCAGAGTTTGGGATAACGAGCAACAAGAATATCTGCACACCGATATTCTCCATATCAAAAACGACGGAACATTATTCATATCAAAAAAGGGCGAAAATCCATGGAGCGCATTGCTGTCAGGCGGGTGCGACAGCGAAAGGTTTGTGATTGAGCAATACACTGGGCTAAAAGACAAAAACGGTACAGAGATTTATGAGGGTGATATCGTGAAATTTACTCATAAAATTGGTTATGGTTGGGGTAATAATAAGGGAGATATAGCTGAGATTAAATATATGATTGATGGCGTATCTTTCTCTGGCTTTGGCTTCAGGAATAATGTTCCGCTTACTGTGAATAAAGCCAACAAGCTCGAAGTCATAGGCAATGTTCACGAAAACCCTGAATTATTGGAGGAGAAATGAAAGACTTAGAATATATAGAAGAGTATATTAAAGATAGAGAATGTAATACGCCCGAACTCACCATCTCATGCAGAGCTATGCTTAATGGAAAAATTAAATACCGTGCTAGGTTTCTTATGGTTGATACAGAAGATAACGATGGCACCGATTTCGTGCGAGCTGAGGGCAGGGGTCTAGAAGAAGTCGTAGGTAAGATTGCGGGATATCTAAAAAGTGGGAAACATTACAAAGATGGGAGATGTTTATGAAATTACAATTTATAGGAGATAAGCCTCGACAATTCTGTGGCGATCATGAAGAGTTTGACACAGAAGATTATCAAATATATGAAATCTATGGAGTGTATTATCACCCGTACTCAGGGCATGGCGGCACATGGGTAGTTGTTTCTAAAGAAGACCTAGGCTTTGCTATTGAATATGATTCAGAAAAGGAATTATTTGAAGACTGGGTGGTAGTTGAGGCAACATTGGAAGAGATAAAGAATTCGATTAAGCTTATAAAATAAGGAGGAATAATGAACAAAGACGATTTTGCAGGGTCTTTATTGACAATAACTGAAATAGTGGAAGAAATTGTAAAGAACGCTCATTCTATTAATAGGCTACAGGTAGGGCAATACGCTTGGTCGTTTCAGTGCATAATCCGCGAAGAGAGTATGAGAGCCTCTATGACGGAGTTGATTAAGCTATCAAAGAAAATATCCCTAGACCCGCAAGCCAAAACTATAATAGACCAAAGAATATGTGATATCGAGATTGCTTATAGAGAGGCTGTTATTCGGAGACAATTATATGGACGCTCTTTATGAAAGGAGACAACACCACGAAGAGTTACACATAAAGATAAAAGCTAAACTGCTTCATTAAGAGACATTGCAGTGAGATTATAATATTTACAATGCTCATGTTTTCCTGTATAATATAAGTACAGTATGTGAGTTGAAAGAACGCAGCTCTGAATTTAAACGTTCTTATGTTTTTTGAAAATGAGGTGGATATGGATAAAAAGCCGAGAAAGCTAAATCCAAAACAGGAAAGATTCTGTCAACTCTATGCGAGCGATAGAGAGTTTTTTGGCAATGGTGTTCAAAGTTATATAGAAGCATATAAGCCTGATCGGTCAAAGCCTAATTGGTATAATGCCGCACGAACAAGAGCTTCTGAACTCTTGACAAAGCGTAACATACTTAAGAGGATAGACGAGCTATTTGAGGCTGGTGGATTGAATGACCAGTTTGTCGATAAGCAAATGGAGAAGCTTATCACGCAAGACGCAGACTTCAAGGCTAAAATGGCAGCGATTCGTGAATATAACAAGCTCAAGCAGCGAATAACGGAAAAGAAAGAATTACACGTCAAACTTCCTAAGCCAATCCTTGGTGATTTGGTGGAGGGCGAACAATAATATGTTCGTCTTGACCAGTTCAACAAAGAAGCTTGCTAAAATGACAAAGCGTATCCGTGGCGTTTGTGGTGGAACATCAGCTGGTAAGACTATCTCTATCCTTCAAATACTCATTAGCAAAGCTCAGAAAGATAAGAGACCAACCCTAACAAGTGTTGTGTCTGAGTCATTCCCACATCTTAAAAAAGGTGCTATGCGTGATTTTAAGAATATTATGCAGGAACATGGCTATTGGAAAGAATCAGCTTGGAATGCTACTGATTCCATTTACACTTTCGAGACAGGTTCTAAAATAGAGTTTTTTAGTGCTGATCAACCAAGCAAGGTACGCGGCCCGCGTCGGGACAGGCTATTTATCAATGAATGTAATAACGTAGCGTACGAGGCGTATGATCAGTTAGAGGTCCGAACCAATCTTGAGGTTTGGTTGGACTGGAACCCAACTTATGAGTTCTGGTTCTATACTGAGGTTCTAGAAAAGCGAGACGATGTAGATTTTATTACGTTGACCTATAAAGACAACGAAGGACTGCCGGAGAGTATCGTTCAAACTATAGAGGCTCGAAAAGGAAATAAACAGTGGTGGAAGGTTTACGGTGAAGGAAAACTAGGTGAAGTTGAAGGAAAAATTTATAAGGGCTGGAGGATTATTGATGAAGTTCCGCATGAGGCAAGGCTAGAGGGCTATGGATTAGATTTTGGGTACTCTAACGACCCAACAGCGATAGTGGGGGTCTACTACTATAACGGAGGTTATATTTTGGACGAAGTTCTCTATCGAAAAGGCATGAGCAATCAGCAGATAGCAACGTTTATGAACAATCAGATTTTTGGGATTATTGTTGCTGATTCTGCTGAGCCTAAATCTATTGATGAATTACGGCTTTACGGTTTGTCAGTCGCGTCGGCAAAGAAGGGTCCTGGATCTATCTTACAATCCATAAATTATGTTCAAGAGCAAAGTATATCTGTCACTAAAAGTAGTATTAATTTGATTAAAGAATACCGAAGTTATTTGTGGCAAACAGACAAAGACGGCAATATTATAAACGTTCCAGAGGGTGGTTTTGACCACGCACTAGACGCCGCGAGATATAAATTGTCGAGCATTCTAAAGCCGAAATATGAGCAAGTACCAACAGATCAAACGTCAGGAGATCTAGCACAATTATGGAGTTAAGATTTGGTGAGGTTAAAAACAAATACGTTACAGATGGCGTAGAGGTTGAAGAAACTAGGAAGATAAGAGACTATATGACTACTCAAAGCATCCGTTCATTTACGATTCCTGTGAAAGTAACTACTTTTGAAGAAGTACGACAGGAATTTGACGATCTCATAAAACAGGCAGAAAATGGTGAGTGTCTAGATATATCATTGAACGTCAGAATTGATAAAAACACAGGACTGCCGCAAATGGTAAAGAAAACTATTCTTGATAAAAGTTCAAGGTTGTAGACGCTAAAAAATAAATATGATATTATAGACGCGTAACAAGCTACTGGGAAAGCCCAGCGTGATGATTACATAACAGTAATTTTTACGTTGGGAGTAATCAGTGGCTTTTTCTTATGTCGATGAAAATAATATCGGCGACGCATATGAGGATAGTAAGAAGAAATACGCTTCAGCATTAGCGAATGTTGATGAATATGAGCGTATTGCTCTTAATAAGCCTAAAAATAATTTACCATCGGGTTTCCCAGACATGACAGATGGTACAACTGCTAGTTATGTTCAGTCACGTCCTAAAAGTGTAATCCAGCAGATTCCTACAGGCTTAGTAACGAGTTTAGACAAAGACAAAGATTTGGCTGGTATTGCCAATTTAGTTCTTACAGAAGACATTATTCCAAACGCAAACACAACCGGTAGCGTCTTACAAAAATCCTGGGGCGCCATGGGCAAAGGGATGACGTATGGATCGCAACCTGCCTATATATTTTATTCGCAGCATGGAGATTATTATGGCGCAGACTTTAAGTTACCATACATTAAAGACGTTATCTTAGAATCTGGCAAAGTCTACGACAAAGACTGTAACGTTATTTTCTTACGGGCGTGGTATCAACCAAATGACATTAAATACCTAATTTACCGCGAAAAACAATTAAATAAACAGGGAATAAAGAGTGGCTGGCGTCTAGATAAGCTGGTCAACCTACAAGCTAAAGAGAAAGATAATGAAAGCAAAACTCCCGCTGAGCGTTCTTTAGGGCTTGATATGGGCGGCATTGAGATTATTTTTGCCTTCCAAAAGGGGAAGGGCGCGTTATTTTACGGATATAGTCCAGACAATAAAGAGGTTGTTTACTCAACTGTCAATCCTGATCCGAGAGGCATTATTCCAATTCATTTCCTATATCACGACATGGACATGTCCAGTCCGATTGGACGTGGTGCAGTGGAGCTTGTAGCAGGTCTTCAAAACATGCTCGATTCAGAGATACAAATGTACCAGTATGCAGAAGCTCTAGGATTAAACCCACCGCTCATGAAGCGAGGCTCATTTGATACTTCAACGATCAGATATAAATTAAACGCTATTTGGGATTTAGGGACAGATCCTAATGCAAGCATTTCACCAGTTAATATTTCTACGCACGCATTAAGTAATTTCTCGAACAATTATGGTCTAATCAAGAGTCAGATCTTAAATATAAACAATGCTAATGATACCAGTGTATCTGCTGAAGTCGGCAATCCTGGCTTTTCTCGAACAGACAGCGGCGTTAAAGCTCAGCAGGAACGCACGAGCGTTAGTGATAATTATCTTCGCAAACAGTTCGAAGATTGGTTTGGCGATGTCTGTGAAACAATGCTCAATATCCATTTTGCGCTATCTGAAGGCACAAAAACGATTGAGCTCACCCAAGAATATATCAAGCGTCGACAAGTTGAAGATCCTAATTTTAATGCAACTACAGCTACCGTTGATTACAGCCAAGAAATAAAGGGCTTTAAGTTCAAGGTTGATGCATCTACTTCAAAACTAAAAGATGACGAGCAGTCAATGGAAAACCTAAAGGGAATATTAGAACTAGCTCAGTCTGACCCTGAATTAGGTCAATATATCCGCAAAGATCAGCTATTAAAGCGAATGATTACTAAGTCCGGTGTAGATGACCCTGAAGAGTTGATTATAGACCCTGATCAAAACAATAACGGCATAGCCGATAGTGAGGAGCAATATGAATAACGATTTAGTCCCAAACACCGGGCTTTCTTGGGGTATTCCAGAAGAACGTGAAGAAAAGGAGCAGAAGGAGCGAGTAGCCGCTCAGAAAGAGATTGATGTACTTCAGGTTCTCCTAAAGGGCATGGACGAAAAAATTCAGTTAGCGCAAAACATCAATCAACTGACTATGAATCCTGAGACTTCAGAAGAGTCGTTAAAAGTTCAATTACTTGCTGCAAGATGGCGTGTCAACGACCTGACGGAGCTAAAGGCATGGATCCAGGAACAGGTGGAGAAAACAAATGGATAAGAAAGATGTGAGAGACAAATTAGAGCAGCCGCTTGAGACTGAATCTCTTTTAAAGAGTCATGAATTCAAACAAGAAGGCAGAGTTTTGATTTGTGTGGACGATCCAAGTTTGACCGCAATTCTTCCACTCGGAGTGTATTTATTTGGCGAGAAAGGAGCATATCGACTAGAGAAGTTGTTTTAGGTGGGTTGCAGGCTGGTGGTGTTTTGGTGTTTTTTTGTTAGTTTTATCACCATCAGCCTAGAGCTCATCTCCTTGAACTCTCATCTGCGCACCGATGTAAAAGGTCGTAAATAACTAAATAAAAGGAGTAAACACCGTGGAAAATACCACTACAGACGTAAATACAAGCCAGAACGCGGCAGATGTGTCGTCAGCATCAGACAGTTCAACCGACAACCTTGATTTCCAAAATGGCTTCTGGGAAGAGAGCGAACAGTCGGAGGGCGAGTCCAAAACAGACGAAACCCAAGAAAAAGAAACTGAGGACAAATCTGAAGATAAGTCTGAAGAGAAGCCAGAATTTCCGAAAGCAGAAGAGCGTACGGCTCAGCTGAATAACGAAATTCGAGGATTGGTAGCACGCCGAAACGAGCTGCAACAAGAAGTTTCTCAATACGAGGGTATTGCAAAGCTTCAGCAACAGATCAACGAGAATCGCGTGACACCAGAGCAGCTAGAGGCTATGGGGTTAGATCCACAAGACGCCGCAGTGCAGTCACTTCTCTATAATCAAGAGATTGATAAGCACCAAGCTGAGCTCAATCAATTTCAAGCTGATATTGCTGACCTTCAGTACAATATCGCACTTGATAGAGTCGAGTTGCTCAAAGATTACCCTGTATTCGACGATAAATCGCCAGAATACGATGCAAACTTTACCGACAAAGCCACTCAGCTGTACATGCAAGCAGCCAACCTACAACTGAATGAGGAGGGTGCGCCAGTGTCAGCAGATATGAAGTTGTATGAGTTTATGTCTGCTTTAGCTGATGTACGTGCAGAGGGTATTAAAATCGGTAGCCAAAAAATATCAAAAACAAAACAATCTGCCGCAGTGATGAATGCTGGCGGCGCACAAACAACTAACTCTGAAGAAGACCCTGTGTTGAAGGGCTTTGACGAAGGATAAGAAAAGGAGAACCTAAATGTCAGTAGTATTAACAGACAAAGTTGCTTCTAAGGTTGATGAGCGATTTACTCTCGCGTCGTTTACCGAAGGAGAATATTCAAGCGATTACGATTGGGTTGATGCAGCCACCGTGAAGGTGAACTCAACGCCAACCGCTCCATTATCGGCATACAACCGCACTGGAGATGACCGCTATACAACGACCAACATTGAAAACAAACAACAGGTTATGACCTTGTCGAAAGATGAGGGATTCCGCGCAATTCTTGACAAGATGGATCAAAAACACACCTCAGGCGCCTTGAAGGTTGGTCGATGGATGCGCAAGCAAACCGATGAAGTGTTTATTCCTACTCTGGATAAATACCGCCTAGCATATCTAGCTACTTCAGCTGCTACAAACAATATGCTGATTACCGAAGCTATTACTAAGAGCACTGTTTATGACAAGTTCTTGGAGCTGAACGAAAAAATGACAGACGAACTTGTGCCAACTGAAAATCGTACCTGCTGGATGACGGCAAAAGCTTACAACTTCTTCAAGAGCGGTGGGTTTGTTACCGATTCTGATGCAGGTATGAAGATTAAACAAAAGGGTGTTGTTGGTCTGATCGATAACGTCAAGATCAAGGTCGTCCCTCGCTCATACTTGCCAGCAAAGCACGAGTTCATCATTGCTTATAAGAACTCATGGCTTGCTCCAAAGGTATTGGCTGAGTGTATTGACCACGGCGACACACCACAAGCAAGTGGTAACACGATTACCGGTCGGTTGGTATATGACTGCTTCGTACTTGACATGAAAAAGAAAGGTATCGCAGCTCTTAAGACTGCTTAAAGGAGGACAAGATGGAAGAGAAAAAGTATGTAGACCCAGCAGAAAGCGCACGCGAACTGTGTCTAGAGCGATTCAAGACAGCTGATCCTGAAGGCTATGAAGCATTTATCTCTGCTGAGAAAAAAGCTGCTGAGAAGGCTGAAAAGCAAGCTGAGAAAAAGGCTACAGAGAAGTAGTTTCTTGGGGCGGGGAAACTCGCCCCTTCTGGCGCGTTTTGCCTCTCCGCGATAAATGAGAGGTCGAAGATTAACAATTTGGAGAGAGACTTGGTAGAGTGTGTTATAGATCGCTCTATAGTGCTATAATGATGGCAAATCATTTAATCTTGTGGGAGAAGATAGATGAGGCAGTGGATCAAAAAAATAGATTGGGCAGAAATTGGCGGATATTTAATGGTAGCAGCATTTTGGCTAGGCGTGTTTGGGTTTATATATAGACAACAGATATATGACTACTTCGCACCAGTTTATTACAAGCCTTGTACGACAGAGGTTATAAAATATGGCACAGTCAATATAGACAAGGGCAAATCTCGGTACGAAACAAGTCGTATAGAAACTGTCGGTCAGAATGGTTCAAAACAAGTCTGTAAAGCCTCAAAGTCTGGACACCCTAACAAAGAAACTGTCGTAAAACAGCCAGTCAATCAGGTTGTTAGATATACGCCGACTTCTAAAGCCGCATATAATTGTATGTATAATGATGACTGTGGAGAAGCCATGGACGAGGGAGAACCAGACTATAACGAAGAATACATGGAGTATATGGAATCTCAACAAGGAAACTCAAGAGGTGGTGCAATCTGTCGAGACGGCACACGGTCGTATTCAACTGGAAGAGGAACTTGTTCGCATCATGGTGGTGTGAGCCAGTGGTTATATTAAACTACATCTTGACAAAATATCTCTGTTGTGCTAGTGTGTAAGCATGAAAAAAGCCATGGTTATTACCATCATTTTAGCGCTTTTAGCAGGCGTTAGTGGTGGAGTATGGCTAAAGACCCGTCTGGACGCTCAGGCAGCTACTACGACGGCTCAGGAGCAGAAACAGGAGCAACCGAAGAGCAAGTATGATGTCGGTCCAGCAGATCCGCAGGAAATGCTAGAGCTGGTGAATCAGGAACGGGCAAGAATTGGCGTGGCACCACTAGAAGTTGACCCAAGGATAAACGCCAGTGCACAGGAAAAAGCGGATGATATGATCAGTCGTAACTATCGTGATCATGTATCACCCGAGGGAATACATGGGTACGAGTTGGTATTTAAACATACAGACGGGGAGTGCAGACATGCTGGTGAGAACTACTATACTGGTGCATATCATCCAAAGTCAGATGTTTTTGTACCAACCAGTAGAAGAGTGTTTAACGGATGGATGAGCTCTAAACCCCACAGAGAAGCTATACAAAACCCTAAATATACAAAAACAGGTTTTGGTGTTAGCACCAACAACGCAAGCTTAATAGCAGTTCAGCACTTCTGCCAGCCATAAATAATATATTCTATCAAGTCTCTCTCCTTATAACTAATAAGGAGATTTTTTATGCAAGGAAATGCAACATACCGTCAGTACTTGCAATACCACGCTAATAACCACCCATCAGCTGCCAAGCGCGCCGAGGCTAAGGCGCTTTTGAACGTGGTTGGTGATGATGGCAATCTTGACGGCAATTTCTTAATGGGTCAAAAAGTAGACCGAGGTTGGTTTAGATCACCAGATATTAGAGAGCAAACATCAAACGGCTACACCGCTTCAACAGTCAATCGTTCAGTCAATCCGTGGTGGCAGAACTCGTATAACAGTTGGAGGGCTGGGCAGGCTCACGATCAAGGAGACGCTTCTGGCAGCGGAGGCGGCTATTACGGCGGTGGCGGCGGATTCAACCCCTATGCTGCTCAGGAAGCCCGCAACAAGGCAGACGCTATCGCTAAATATGACGATGAAATCGCACAAGCTAACTCTGCTATTAACCGTCTAGGCGGACAGGAAGCCGTCGGTATTGCTAATGCTGGAAAAGCTAAAGACCGCGCATGGCAAGAAAACGAAAATAGCTTTAATGAGTCAACTGGTCGTTACAATATGAACACCAAAGACGCTATCGACAACATCAAAAAGACCCGAGACCAAATTGAAAGCGACACCGCAAGTAAAGTTCGCTCGGCTAAAGGTATTCTATCTGCTGGTGGAGCAGGAGATAGTTCATTTGCTAAAATTCTCGCACCGTACGAGATTGCTAAAGCTGCCTCAAAACAGCAGGGCGAGGCTCAGGACGCATACGCCAAGAACCGTCGAGATATGGACATCAACTACTTCGCGGTTAAGAACGCCTACAAAAAGAACCAGGGGGACATTGAGGGCGAATATAACAACCGTGTGAACAGTGTGAAGCAAAAAGTAGCACAATCCCGTGCTGAACTATTAGACCGCATCAGAAGCGCCAATGTGGGCAAACAGACGGCAAATGGCTCAAGTATGGCGGCTGCTATTGCAAGCCAGCAGGGTACACGCGACCAAATCAACCGTTTGGGTACAGAGATTGACGAATTAGGACGTGATCGCAGTATTCCTATCCAAAAAGTCGAATGGAAAGCACCAGACCTCGCGACATACGACCCTAAAGACGTTACGGTCAAGGACAACTCAGAGATTGGTGGTGTTAATGATGAGATTTCACCAAACTTGCGTCCAATCTTAAGCGACGAAGAAAAGAAAAAGAAGCAACAGTTAATGTAGGGAGGTAACAGGAGATGGATTTTTTTCAAAGAATAGGTAACTTTTTCAGCGGGAAAGGTTGGATTAATGATGAGGAAAAACGCCGCAAGGAACAGCAAGTTCAACCAGCCCAGCCACAGCCAAAGGTTACGTTTAATAACCAGGCTAATACTAATGCGCGCTGGAACAATACATTTAATTGGATAAATAGTTCATCTCCTGCCGCCATGAAGCCTACAAATACGCTCAAAGCAGATACAGCACCTAAAATAGATACGGTACCAAAGGCGAATGAGTTTAATGATAATCAAATTAAACAAGAAACCAAGCCGATTATCCCGCAAAAAACAGTTAATGAAGCGCCAAAGAAACCAACATTCTTTGATTATTTCAATCCATTTGGCGAGCATGGGCTATTTGGTGCAAAACAGCAGCAAAACTTCAAAAAAACAGTAGAAAAACCTATCGCAGACAATGTAGAAAAATTTAATAAGTGGATCGACTCTTCTGACAAGCAGGAGGGTTTTCAGTGGAGCGATCCAGGAGATTATGCACGATTTGCCGCCAAGATCCCTGGAGGCGCAGTTCAAGGATTGGCAGAAGCGCCCAATAAAATAGCTAATACGATTACAGGTATAGAAGCAGACGAGAACGGCAAAGTTAAACAGCTAAACGGCTGGCAGCGACTAGGAAAAGGTCTAGATGCTGGTATATCAGTCGGTGGACTAGGATTCGGTGGTTCAGGCACATTGCTGCGCTCTGCGTTTGGACAAGGAAGCAAACAGCTGGCGGGACAAGCAGCCAAACAAACCATAGCTAAAAAAGCGCTAGGACTTGGCGGAAATTTATTAAAGGACGCTGCTAAAGAAGGCGCAGAAGAGGTTGCTCAGACCTTTGCACAGGATTTAGCCGATGACGGTAAAGTAAACGCCAAACTAGGAGATTACGCACAATCTGGGGCACTTGGTGCGCTTGGGGGCGGCATGATGAGTGGTGCTGGTCATACTGTAAATGGTGTTAAGGGAGTGGTGAGGAATAAGATTAATCCTTATGGAGAGAATGGTGTCGGGATTAATCGACTATCTCCAAACCAAATGAAATACAATGCCGCTGAAGTTATAGGTGGTATAGCTGGAGATACAAGAAAGCGCCTTAGCCAGGCAGCTTTTGGTGATCTACAGAAGGCACGAACTGGCAATCCATACCGAACAAGTGGTGGGATGGATGTGGAGTTGAGCCGCAATGGCAATAGAAAAATGACTGCAACGTCTCAAAAAACACCTAACGAAATGTTCAATGTTCAGCAAAGGCTTGCTCCTAAGATTCAGGAAGCGATAGAAAAGTCAAAACAAATAGACCACAGCATAGATACTAAAGAGCATGGTTTTGCCAATGATGGATTTTCGTACAATGAAGTACCCGTGCGATACAGGGGCAAAGATTACGTTACTACCTTTGACATAGGTAGCAATAACAATAAAAACCTCTTATATAACGCTACAACAAGAAAATCCCCCATGGAGCCAGCAGGGACGAACCCGTCAACTGAGTTAAACCATCTAGGGGATTCTCATGTGGATAGTGTAACAAATAATACAACAGGGCGCAATACTCTTTATGAAGGCAATGTGCGAAGCCAAGAAAAAAGCCACCCAGGTGACCTTAATGGTGCGCCCCGTGGACAAGCCGAACGGGGACTGGGCGACTTTTCTTCTAATGAAAGTGTAGCACAAGAGGTTAAAGATGTCGATACCACCAGCCCAAACCAAACCAAGTACATAAACAACCTCAATCCAACAGACAGCCCAGATATGCGGTATAAGCTAGACGCTGAACCGCAAAAGACCAGCGACACCAAGCAAGACCTAATCAACCGATCACATGAGGTTATGGGCGATAGTGCAGTGTTGTTTGCCGATCTGGGTATGTTCAATGGTAGAGATATTGATGGGTTCTACCGTGATGTTGAAGGAGTAGTTTATATAGCAGAGGGCAAACCAAGCCTCAATACACTCAATCACGAATTAGTACACCGTGTGATGGCTAACGTAGACGACAAAGCCAGGAATAGCGCCATAGACTATATTGTAAAAACAAATGGTGCAGAAAGCCTAGTAACTGAATACCAGCGTAAGGGATATGACATAAAGCTAGACGAGCAAGGTGTTAAGATAGCCGCGGAAGAGAAATTAGCCGATGGCTTTATGGAGTATGCTAGGGCACGTGCAAAAGGCATGGACGTAAACATACTTGGCAAAAGGTTGCACATTCCAGGTGAAATAATTGCTTATTTTGAGCGTGTGTGGCAATCTGTCCGTTCATTTGCTGGCAAAGCTGATTTAGCTAAACAATTATATGCTCAAATGGAAACAGGGAAGTTTAGAGGTATAGCATCACAGGCTAGAGGCGGTGTTGAGGGTAGTCTTGCGTATAAAATTAACCCAGAAAGCGCTAAAGATGCAATTGCTCGCTTCAATTCGGTCAAGAATGGTTGGCGACGTAAGACTATTATGGCTCGTATAACACCAAAACTGGCGCAGATGTATTCTGAGGCAACTGGTTTCAACGTCAGTAGTAGCGCTAAATTGATCCTTACCGATAATGCGGTCAGACACATGAAAAATAGCGGACACCTAGACGGCAAGGGACGCTATGGCATAGAAGACACTAACCCAATAACAGACGCCGACATTGCAGATATTCCTTTGGTGTTTACAGAACCAGACAACATCAAGGTAAAAGGACAAAAAGGGTACAGGGGTGAAAAGATAGAGTTATCTAAGCAACTGGACAATATGCACATCTTGGCAGTAGAGCTAGAACAAAAGCCCAACGGAGACTTTTACATAGTATCGTACTACAACAAAAGCAGAAGCCCACGGCAAGCGCAGGCTTCTGGCTCTCAGGGGCTGGATGCAGACTTCAGCGAAGTCCCGACCAGTTCACGTCCGAAACGGCCCGGAGAGGCTAATGACGACAGTGTAGCAAATTCCACCCAAAATGTCAATGACGAGCCCCGCTACAAGCTAAAGCAATCCCCAAGCCCATCTGAACCATTTAGCATCGAAGCTGCCGATATAGATCCATTTGAATACACCAAAGAAATGACCAAACAGCAAAAACTAGCACGCAGGGGCGAGCAACCTACACTTAGGGAGCGTTGGCAAGATTTCAAAGAGGACATGCGTGAGAAATTCGTAGACAGGTTTGTGCCTATCGAGGATAGAATTACCAATGAAGCAGACCAGCTAGAGATGAGAAATGCCTTGGATAGAACCCTGAGAGCAGACAGTTTATCTGAAGCATTTATTCGAGACAATAAGTTTGATCAGCTGATCAATAGTTTCAGAAACAAAAAAGAGATGCAGATGTTTGACCAGGCATTGATCGCTAAACACGCTCTAGAGCTAGAGAAAAACGGTGTACAAACTGGGCGAGACCTCGCAAAAGACAAATCACTCATTCGAGAGGCAGATAAGCGTTTTGAAAATGAATTTGCTCAGGTGAGGGAGTATTCAGATAAGGTCTTGCAACAGACAGTAGACTATGGGCTTATCAGCCAAGACACAGCCAATTACTTACGGGAGAAGTACCCTGAATATGTGCCGTTTGACCGTATCTTTTCTGATAGTGAATTAGACACTCGTACAGGACGAGGAAGAGGAGGCGAGGCGAGCCTCAGTAAACAGGATATTGTCCAGCGAATAAATGGCTCACAGAGGGCTATAGACAGTCCGCTCAATGCGTTAGTCATGAAGACTCAGGACATGATTCAACAGGGTGAACGCAACAAAACAGCAGAACTTCTGGCGAGTTATGCAAAAGATCCAAAAAACCCATTCCTGCTAAAAGAATTGAAGGATGGAGAGAAGGCGAATGGACGACCAACGATCAGCTACCTAGACAAAGGTACAAAACGTACATTCCTTGCCGCACCTGAAGTAGCTAGAGCTGCTAAAAATATGAACCGTGAACAAATGGGGATTATATTAAGAGCCCTTGCAGCGCCTGCCCGTTTACTGAGAATGGGAGCAACTACAGTCAACGCTGGATTTACTATGGCAAACGTCGTGAAAGACTTTGTAGGTGCTACTGTTAACTCAAAGGGTGGATTTAATTCAATGAACCCTAAGTCTATTGCAAGTGCCTTGGGTGCAGCATTTCACCATAACGGCGATCTGTATATAGAAATGCAACGTGAAGGAGTTTTGGGAAACATCTATGAATTAACTCGTAACGCCTCTGACTTAAACCTTAATGAAATACGCAGTCATAAAAATATATTCACCCGTTCAATACATAATGCGAAAAGCCCTCTTAAAACCCTAGAGAATACTATCGGACGCAGTGAAGACTTTGGACGAGCCTTACAATATATTGCAAACAAAAAATACGCTAAACGAAAAGGTATGAGTGAGTCTGAAGCTATAAAATTTGCAGCCGACCAAGCAAGATGGAACTCTACAAACTTCTTAAGAAGTGGAACATACGGTAAAGCAATCAATGCAATCGTACCTTACTCAAACGCAAATATTCAAGGTCAACGTATTACCTTACGCCGAATGAAGGAAAACCCAGCAAGGTATACAGGTAAAATCGCACTTGGAATAGTAGCCCCAACTATAGCCGCTATGGCATGGAACTACGCCGATGAAGACCGCAAAAAAGTCATGGATAACCTGCCTGACTATGTCAAAGAAAACAATGTGGTGATTGTAACCCCAGGAGCGACCTATAACAAAGAACAAAACAGATGGAACGGGGTGTTTATGGTTCCAGTACCACCTCAATTCTCACCACTTCATAGACAACTTCACAATATGGTGAGAAGTGCTATGACGGGACAACAATTTGACGTAGGTAAAACCGTCGGGGACGCTGTAGAACAAGTAACGACCGTAAACCCAATGGAGATAAGGCGTACAGGCGCTCAGTATGTACCGCAAGCCGTAAAGCCGTTTATGGAAACCTGGGCAAACAAAAACCTATACACAGGACAAGAAGTCGTACCTGAGGGCATGAAGAATCTTGACGAAAAAGACCAGTGGGACAACAGTACAAGCCTCACAGCCCGAAAAGTCGGTGAACTTACAGGTCTTAGCCCTAAGCAAATAGACAACGCATTTAGAACGTCTACAGCAGGCGGTGGACAAAACCTACTTCACGGTATGGATTTCGCCATAGCAAAGGCTACAGGGGCTTCTGATGACGAAATAAAGGGTAGAAGCATGTTGGACTCAGTTGTTGGACGATTCTATGCACCAAAAGGCACAAGCCAAAGCTCATACTTCTATCAATCATTAGAAAAAGCTGCTAAAGACAACAAATTGTCTGGTAGTGATTTAGAACTTTACCAAGCATTGACCTCTAGGAAATATAACGGAGACGGTAGCGTAGAAGGCAAAACAGAGGGTGATGTCTTAATGAACAACCGAATTCTAGCAAATAAGCCAAACATAATTAAAGCCCTAAGTGAGGCGGCTAAGTGGCGCTCAGCACAAACAGGCGAAGAGTTAGACCCTCTATACAAACTCCCAGTAGACAAACAGCAGTACTTCTACCACTTACAAGGCTCACCAAAGAACGGCGCCGAGCAGAGAAAACTGAAACAAGACGCACCTTGGCTAGAAGATTTCCAAAAAGAGAGAAGCGCATACTTTAAGCGTCAAGACTTCAAGTCTGGAAAGAGTAATAGAGTACCTTACCCAGAGGTGAGTGATGAACTCCAAGCTACTCTCAAAACATACCACGATATGCCAAGCAGTCCTCAGAAATGGGCATTCTTGGACGCTCACCCTGAACTATCAGATCACTTCAAGCAGATAGAAGACTACAACAATAAGGTGAGAGAAGCTCAAGGTTACGCTCCACAGCGAACCCGTCCACAGCAAAGCCAATACGTAAAAATGCAAATGGCTAATAAGAACTGGCGTGATCCTGCCGTTGCTAGATACTTACAAGACATGAACGTTTACAACATTACTAATTCAGCTTCTCTGGCAGAAATGCAGGGTGAAGATCTGTCTCCTAAAGCCCTAAAAGCTATACAGAGTATAGGGAAATATGGATTAGTTAAAAATCCAGACGGAACATTTGCCCTGAAATACCCAGATGGTCAAGGTACAAACGAATCCCACATACAAGCTGGCGCGGTAGATACAAATAGCTTCTGGAGTAGAGGTGGCCGCAGAGGATACAGAGGGCGAGGAGGCAGTACTGGAGACGGCACTAGGACCTCTACAGATACACTTAAAACAGCCAATTCTACAGCTATTAGCATGAATACGTTTAAGCGTAATCAATCCTCTAGAACACCTCAATTTACTGGTAAAGCTATTCAGTTAAATCAACTGCTAAAATCACGAAAACCAAAAAGTAGAGTAGTTACTTTTCGATAGTCATATGCTAAAATAAAAGTAATTCTGATCTACCAAAGTGCTTGGCGATTGGATACATAAAAATAACTTGTGGTTATTTGTGTATTCGTTGCCAAGCACTTTTCATGAATGACCGCGAAAGGTGGTTTCATGAAAGTAGAAGAAGCAATAAATCTTGCTTATCAAACAGCAACAGGGAAAACAAAAACGCTCAGTCCTGGTAACTCAAAATACGAGCGTATGCTCAATATTGCCAATATGGCTACTATGCAATGGGAGAGTGAGCCAGATGTTGTGTGGGGTTCTTTGTGCAAAGATAGGGAAATAGGCGTAATTGACGATAACACGTCATACAAGCTACATGAAGATGTCAGGACAGTAGATTTTCGCAAGTTTGTTCGGCTAACGAAAGATGCTCAAAATTGGACATTTCCGTTTATATCCCCTCAGATGGCTAAAGATGGATGCTATGGTGTCATTCAATTAGGCTGGAGGCTAGACTTTAAGGGTCTATCTGAGCAGATGAAAGGTGCAGCAATTATCGTGCCTATAGTCCGCCACGCAAAAAAACTAACAAAAGCTGATGACATTGTAGAAGTTGATGATCCTTATTGGTTGGTGTACATGATCGCAGCTGAGTTTGTGCGTAATAGCCGCACAAAATCTAACCAGTATGGCAATTTGATCACCCTAGCACAGTCCTCAATGGAGGGTATGAAGAATCGCAACGGGTACAAGTTTGATGAAGTGCCTCGGGAGGATATTTGGCTATGATTAAGCCGCCAAAAAGCACTCCTCAACCTAATATTGATAGGTTAAGCATTAAAGCCTGGAGTAAGGGATATATTTCTGCTATGGATGCGGGGCGTATGCCTAATAGCGGTTTACTAAAAATGACCAACGCCAGGTTAAAACAAAATGGAACAGTTGCTCCACGTCCAGGCACCAGACAATATGGTGACACTCTGCCCGGTGAAGTTTTAGGCTTTGATGAGTATGTTGAAATTATTGATAATAAACGAGTAAATAAACTCCTCGCAATCGTAAAAGACGGTAACAGAGCACACACCTATACTGCATTAGATGGAAAGGGCTGGGCTAAAATCGACGGGATAGATTACCACCCTGAAGCGTATCCAACTTTTACTCAAGTTAGAGACAGGGTAGTAGTGACGAATGGAGAAGATTATCTATCCTATTATGATATTCAAAAGAAAAGGAACATCCGCCCAACAGCCCTACCAACAGTCACTGGTGTAAAAGCTGAAGCCTTTGGTATAACGGGAACAAATGACACTCTCTATTACTGTGTGACGGCTGTAAAGAATGGAGAAACGGCACGAAGCGATGCAGCTAGCGTAAAGGTTAGCAAGGGACGTACTGAATGGCGTGGTAAAAACGTAGACAAAACAAAAGGACAAGTTGAAGAATACGTCAAAATAACCTGGAATAAGATAAAAGACGCTGAATATTACGTCCTTTATTGCGGAATATCACCAACAAGCATGCGAATGATGGATGTTATCGGTCAGTCTAAAGATGATGCACAAACTCAATCATATGACGATATTGGACAAAAAATCCTCAATCCTAATGTTATTCCCCCTAACTCTAACAGCACGGCAGGGGTGAAAGCATCTCGTTCTACTCTAATAGCAAGTCGCCTATACTTAGTGGGAGATAAAGATGATCCATGGCGGATTACTTTTGGCGGTGCTGATCCAGATACTATGCTAGATTTTTCGGCTTTTGCGGGTGGCTATATTCGAATAAACGCGGGGTCTAAAGAAATACCTGCCGCTATACAACCTTTCAGGAATGGTAAAGGTGATGCGGTACCAATGATTCTATGCTCAGAAACAAATGGTAACGGAAGCTTAAAGTACCTTCAATCATCGAGCATGCAGCTAGATTCTACAAATATTCAGTGGATTAGTGTGATTGATGATAACGGACGAGACGGCACCGACGCACCGAACTCAGTCGCGATATATGAAAACTCACTTTTTTACATCTCTAAAACTGGGCTTAAAAACACTCTTACCAAGCCACAAATGCAGAATGTTTTGTCTACCGAGAATAAGGCAGACGCTATCCAGCCCGATATTGAGCGCTTAAGCAGCAATTTTATACACAAGTCTATTGGTTTGGAAGTCAACGGGTTGCTATATTTCGCTGTCCCTGTCGGTGGAGATAAATTAAATCAATTATGGGTACTTGATATGAAGCGCGGCGGAGCGTGGTGTATGCCATGGACGGTTGGGAATATTAACGACCTAAAAGTCTATGGAAGTAGTGATGGTAAATCTAGAGTTCTATTGGCAATAGGCAATAAACTCGTAGAGTTAACCGACGAAGTCAAGCTGACAGATGATGGAAAGCCGTTCATCGCTGATATTGGTTCTGGGGCTATCAAATTTTCTGATGATGGCGCAATGTGGACAAGCATAGTAGATATTACGTTTATTCTATTAAAGCCAACAGGAACTATAAAGTTTTCTGTATCAGGAAAAACCGAAGATGAGCCACTTCAGCCGTTCGTTAATTTTAGCAAAAACTTTACACCAAAAACTATTCCTGGTGGCTGGAATGATCCAACAGGATGGAATAGCCCACTAGGATGGGGGTTTGTGCCTAAAAAATACAAAAAATCCAGCGGAGAGGTTCGTATACCAATCACGAAAGATATTGATGAAGACGTGAACTGGATTCAATACTCGGTTACTACTAATGAGCCAGGAGCTGATTTTGAATTATCTGACGTAATCATCCAACACATACCAATTGGGGTGATTTTTGAGGAGGATGAAGATGAATAAAACAAAAAAGGAGAACAATATGGAGCAAAACGAGCGCCTCGCCCGCTTAGAGACATTTAACGAAAAGGTGGTCGAGCCATCTTTGGCGCAAATCTTAAGTAAACTCGACGAACTTGTCAGAAGAACTGAGTTCAATGAACGCAAAAGGTTTGTCGATGCCAAACTATCAGAATTAGAGCAGGCAATCAATAATATTAACGACCGCAACGAAAAACTAGATGGCAATATTTTCATCAAAGCCATTATCACGGGTGAGAAGAAGGTGGTAGGTTTAATCGTGAAATACACAGGACTAACTATTCTTATTGGTACAGTAGCATTTTTCGTACTCACCCAATTCATCAATTCCATTCAGTCAACCAAACCAGAAATGCGTGAAGTTATTAAAGAAGTTAAGGAGGTAACAAAATGATAGAAAAAGCTCTAGCGTGGTTTTACGCACGTAAAGGACAAGTTTATTATTCGATGGAAAATCGGAATGGTCCTAGTTCATACGATTGTTCGTCGTCGGTATATTACGCCCTAAAAGAGGCGGGTATATTACCGTCAAGCTATTGGATAGGTAATACTGATACTTTATTCGATGCGTTAGAAAAGAATGGCTGGGTGCGAGTCCCAACGGACGCTAACGGCGACGCACAATGTCAACGTGGCGATATCTTCATTTGGGGTATCCGTGGTAATTCAGGTGGTGCTCTTGGACACACGGGAATTTTCACCGACCCAGATAATGTCATCAACTGTCGTTATCAAGCAGGTATTGTCGTAGACAATCACGATTGGCTATGGAGTGCATCAGGATGTCCACCATATACCTTCTATCGCTATGTTGGTAAGCCAGCCCAAGCTGCACAACGTCGTGTAGCGCTGCCAGAGGTGTATTATGCAGATGAAGTGGCGACGGTATTTAACATCCGTCAGATCCGCTGTAACCGCCTCACGCACGCCTTTGACTGGGAAGATAATGGTATCCCTGTTTCTGTAGCAGTAAAGACAGATAAGGATGGCTATTTATTAGATGGTGAGATAAATACAGGGGACTATTTCCGAATTGTTGGTGGTACAGAAGTGCTGAGCGAAGAGGTCGAAGATGGGCATAAATATTTGCAATTAAGAATGGCAAGTGATGGAATTTGGGTTCTAGCAGAACGAGTGCGTGAGCTGTCCAGTAACGATGCAGGTACTACACGGCCGCAACCACGCCCTCAGCCGCAACCAGCTCCAAAGACACCAGAGATACAGCAGACACCTCAGCCCAAAGAAAAGCCACAGGAGCAACCGCTAGCGCCACAACCGACTAACGAGGACATTATGCGGGGACTATCGGTCAATAAAGGATTGTTAGAGAAGATACTAGCAGTGCTGAATAAGATCGTAGAGTTCTTAACTGGAATCTTCAAAGGATTTAACAAATAACAGTAAACAGGTAGTAATAATTTCTTAACATTTTTGCAAAACAAGATTTAACAAAGGAGGAAATATGGAAAAGATTAAATTATTATTTAGTCCAGAAACTAAAAATGGACGAGCTATGAGGACACTTTTACAGGGATTCTTAGGAACGATGATAGCGTTTACAGGTTTATATGGTGTTCCGCAGTTTACCGAGTTCATGAAAAGCTTAGACGCACTGACAGGGTCTCTCATATTCTCAAGCGGTTCGGCAGCAATAGCTGCGGGGATTAGCCGTTTGATGCCTGTGATTAGTGCGATTATAGAGCTTATCAAGGAGAAAAAATAATGCTACGAAAAGTATCAGCAGACGGCAAAATGCCAGCGAAAGCTATTTTAACAGCTCAAAAAGAAAAAGGCGCTCAAAGTATATCTGTTAGTACGGTTGAGGGCTGGAGGATCGGAGAAGTTCAAGACTTTATTATATTCACAACAGATGGAGAGGATGTGGTGCCTGGTTCTGTAAGTTCTTGGACGGGCATTCCTGCGGCAAATGGCGACATTACCGAACTCACCCTGACAGGCGGAATGGACATTTTATATCCTATAGGAGCTGTTGTTATGTCAACGGCTACGTCTTCATGGGCGAATGAATTAATCAGTGCGCTACTTGTTTCACATAATCCAGATGGAACTCTTAGAGGTGAAGCTATTCCTGAAATACCAGATAAATCCATTACAACCGACAAGATTAATTTTACGTCGATACCTATGTTTTCAGCCACCACAGCACCTGAGCAGTGGCCAGCGCTAGATTCAACAAAAGATGTCATTGTTCCATTCGATACTATCGAGTATGATACCGCCAAGATGCTAGACACTAAAACCTATCGGGCAACAATTCCTAAAAAAGGTATCTATCATATTCATGCTCGTTGCGGTATAGCTTCAGCGGGCTTTAATCCTGGTACGACGGCTTTAATTAGAATTTTCAAGAATGACAATATATTCAAAGAGTCTCAACGAATTACTGGTTCTGGAAACTCTATGACTATTCCAATTCCAACACTAGATTGTGACGCTCTCCTGGAAAAGGGAGATGTACTTGACGTCAGAGCTAGATGCACAGATTCTCGTAATTTTGGCGGTGGAAGTTCCCAGAGTGAGTTCAATATAAGGTTTGTTGCAGAAGTCTGACCAATCGCTATCTAACCGAAGCGATAATCACTCCCCAGTTTAAAAGATAGGTTAGATAAAGATCACATTGTAATATATGATGACCTTAACCATAGAGACATCGACGCAGCAATAGTGTTTTGACTTTTACGCTAGAGTTTGCTAATATAAGAACATATCAGATACGCATTTGATAACCTCGGTCGTTTTTGACTGGGGTTTTCTTTGTCTAAAAATAACCTCTTTCTCAAAATCGATACATCGTAGAAAAGCTGTCAAGGGTTTTGCACCAAATCCTACAGTCTTTTTTACTACATCAACAAAAAACGCCACAGGAAGTAATGGTGCTAATTTTCTTTGGCTCAAAAAGAGAGGGTTAAAATGGGAAAAATTGTTCATATTTCCGAGGTAATTCCAAACACGCAGATATTCCATTTAACAGAGGAGTGGAGGCGTCGTAATGAATGTAAATGACGTTCTGAAAGCTGGCGTTAGCGCTGGATACAATGTTGATATTGCGCGAGAGTTCGGAATAAACGAAGCGATCGTATTAAACAAGCTCGTTTATCTACACCAAATGGCTAAACGAAGTGATGGCTTTACTTGGTATACGGCTAAGGATTGGGAAAAACACACAGCCTTAAGTTACTATCAAGTAAACAAAGCGCTACAGCACCTTGTTGATAAAGGTATTGTTGAAGTGAAAAACACCTATATTCAGAGTACTACCACAAAAGCTAAGCACTACAGGTTTATCCTAGAAACTTCAAAATCAGAAATTGAAGAAACTTCAGTTCCTATAGGTTCTTTAGAAACTTCAAAATCAGAAATTGAAGAAACTTCAAAATCTGTAAATAATAACGCTATTAATAACGCTAATAATATAGTAAGTAATAGTGAAGTTGATAAAAAACTACTCGACTTACTCAACCAGAAAACCAAGCGCAATTTCCGAATGCTGCCACGTGGCTACAAGGAAACCTTGAAGCAGTTTTCGTTAAAAGAAATCGAAGAAGCACTCGACGTCCTCGTAGAAGACGACTGGCATAAAGGCAAAATCCACGAACTCAGAAGCGACTATCTGCTCAGAGCCTCCACGGTAGACAACATGCTATCAAAACGGAAGAAGCAATCTGAAGACATGGCGGATCTTGACGAATTATACGGAGATGGGGAATGGCTGAATACGTTATAGAAAACCCAGATGGCTCTAAAACGTGTTTTAAGGACTTTACAGCGTACTTTATCGCCGAGATGATAAATTACCACAATGAAGCCATAAAGTCGCTCAGAAACGATTACATGACGTTTAAGAGCATATCCAGAACCAGTAAACATTCCGAAATGTACGAAGAGCTATTTAAAACGATCATTGAAGCGGGTAATTACCACAAAACAAAAATCAGGGAGATACTACATGGACAATTTGACCTTTCTTAAGGGAAAGATCGAAGCCTTAAAGCCTGCAGATCAGGTAAAACTATACGAATATGTGCTCGGAGCATCGGTTGAAACGGCAAAGTCAGCAAGGGCAGAGCTTGAATTTGAAATGTTAGCTGACTACCACGATGAAATCGAATTCCGTATGAAAAACTGGGGCAAAATCATGGGATTGCATACGGGAAATTGGGTGCTTGATCGTATGACGATGGGATTGGCTCCAGGTGAACTTATCATCATCGGAGGAGCTACGAGTAACGGTAAAACGGCCTTAAGCATGAATATCGCAGCAAACGTCGCTAAACAGGGAAAATCAGTGCTGTTTGTCACTCTAGAAATGACACATGGTGAAGCTGGTGTGCGTTTTCGTAAAATACTTGGCGAAGAGCAATATGATAAATGTGGAGCTACAATATTTTTTCAAAAAAATGACGAGCTAAGTTGGCATTCTATCGACGGATTAATTCGCAAAGCTAAAGAAGAGGCAGAGTGTGAATTGGTTGTTATTGATCACCTTCATTACTTTACGCGAGAAATTCAAAATATTGCTGATGAATTAGGAAATATCACCAAAGAATTGAAGAAAAATGCAATCAGACATCAACTGCCGATTATTTTGATCAGTCATACTCGAAAAGCACCAGATAGCCATACTCGAAAGACTGGGATCAACGATTTGCGAGGCTCAAGCTATATCGCACAGGATGCGGATATCGTTTTGATGGTTGAGCGGAATTTAAAGGAATTTCCGAACGATATCATCGTCACACTAGAAAAAAACCGCAACAGATATGGCTGCAAGGTTGGTACATCTTACCATTTTGAATTTAGGGAGCTTAAGGTGATTGAACCATCAAGAAACGATAGGTTTAATGAGTAGGAGTTTGTGAATTTTACACTATGCAGACGGCGTAAGACATGGCAAAATTGGACAAGAATAATTTATAGCTCACGTCATATCTACCGCCAAGTTGACGACCGTGTGGGTGGTCTGAAAGCAACGCTAGTTGGACGCTCCAAAATCCTACATTTTAACTTAAATTGTGGGAGAATTATGGATAAAAATACTACGTTGGAGCGTGCATTATTTTGCTTTGTAGAGCATAAAGAAGTACGTGGAAGAGCTACCAAAACAACCAAAATGACATATGTTTACGTTCTGGAAGATTTTATACAATCAATAAAAGCCAAAACTGTCAGAGATTTGAATATGCGAGCAATCGATGATTTTATCGACTCTTTAGCCTTGAGAAAATACAAGCCAAAAACTATCAAAAATAAAGTTGTAGTCATTAGAAGTTTTGTTAAATTTTTATATGCTAAAAATCTAATAGATATTCGCCCTGAAGCAATAGAAATACCAAAAATGGCTGAAGTTGAAGCAAATTTTTTAGACAAACAAGAACAGGATCAACTAATAAGATTTGTTAAAAATTCAAGAGATAAGGCTTTGATTATGACTATCTTGAGTAGTGGGTTACGGGCTTCTGAAATTTTGAACTTGAAAGACGGTGATCTTTATCATCAATCGCTAATAGTCTCGAGGGGCAAGGGTGGAAAAGCAAGAGTAACATTTATTGATCTTGCCACGGAAAAGGCAATAAAGGAATATCATTCCAAAAGGAGTATGGATTCAGTTTTTGTTTTCACTAATAGCCTTGGAAAACCACTCAGTCGACAATACCTCTCCAGGATGATATCAGAAACAGCCATGAGAGCTGGAATCAAAAAGAGAGTGAGCGCGCATACATTGAGACATAGCTTTGCTACAAATATGTTGCGACGTGGCGCACGTATCGAAGACATCCAGCCACTCATGGGACATTCCAATATAGCGACAACTCGATTATATATGCATTTCACTAATGAATATCTAAAAGAAAGGTATGATATGTTCAGTGGGGATATTGACAAAACGCCTGTGGTTTGCTAA